TAGTTGGTGCCATTCATCGCACACCAAGCACGAATGTCTGCGGCAGTTACAGAGTCGCCATACAGACTTTGGAGCGAAGTGCGGATGTAATCAGCGGAGAGAGCCATAATAGAGGGGGAAGGTCGTTTCGTTTCAACAAAGTAATTATACAAGAAAAAAGGGGGCAACCAAGTGCCCCCTGTGACAGTTTGGAAAGTGTCTTTGGATCAACCAGGCAAATCTTTCCACGCATCTCCACCAGATTTATATGTTTTCTGGGGCTTGCTTGCCATATACTTATTATAATAATCCTCTTTCTCTTTTGCTGCTAAAGATTTAAGATATCCAACAGGAGATTTTCCTGCTGCCATTGCTTTCCTTTCTAGTTCTCTACGCGCCTCTGTACTTTGAAGTCTGTACAAAGTCCCATCAGATGGAGTTGTTTGTGCTTTAGAAGCATTTGAAGAAGATTCAGAATTAGATGATTTTGAAAGATTTTTCTTACCGAGTGCTTCAACTTCTGCACGTGACATTCCAGTCTGCTTCATCTTGGCATTCCCGCCGCCAGCAGCGAAATCATTCATTTCAAGAATATCAACAAACTGCCTAAAAGTTTTCATCTCTTACACTTTTTAGATATTTATTAAGCAACCAACTCCACAAACTCACCAAGAATCTTCTTATTCATCTTCTTAGATTTCAGACTTTTAACAAAAGCGGATTTGATTTGTGATTTAGTAGCATCCTCAGCAACTTCAAATTCAGATTCCTGGGCAAGAGTTGCGGCAGAAAGACCAAAATAAGAATGATAACCAGAGGACTTGATAGTGAATGCCTTTTCTTTTTTCCAGGCACTCATTGTCTTTTCATAAGTTTCTCCATAGTATCCACAGTAACGGCGAATAAATCCACCAGCATCTCGAGATTCGAGCACACGAATACCAATGAAATTCATATCAGTAAACCTATCACGAAGATTACGAAGCAAAACATCGGTGAATTCATGGTAGTCACAATCGCAAGAATAAGTCATTCCAGTTTTACGATCCCGAATAAAGGCATTAGGACCAATATGTGCAGTTCCCATAAAAGGTTCCTCTTCCCAGCGGCGTTGAACTTCACGATGGTATTTGAGTAGAGCACCCTCTCCATCACTCAGAATCACACATTGAACTTTTTGAAGTTTGTTTTCCCTCTGGAACTTAGGAAGAATCTGATGAAGGGAAATCAGTGCCTCATTCAGAGGAGTTCCAGAAAGACTCATTCCCACAGGATATGAATAAGAAACGTGAGAATTATAACGGAAAGAAGCAGCAAGGCGATAGATATTCTTCATCTGATCATCAAGAGTCTTACCATTGACTTTACTGGTGAGAAGATTCATCATAGAAAACCACTCACCAACTTGAACAAGACCATCCTTTTTTTGATAGGCAAGTTGACGCAGATTTGCCTTACCATCCTCATCATATTTGACAAGAGGATAATCAGTGGTGAAGGCATAAACCTCAAACGGAATCGCAACTTTTTTGCAGAACCAAACCAGATTGAACAGTTGCTTGACAGTATCCATCATCACGTCACTCATAGATCCAGACCAGTCCAGAACAAAGACCAATCCGTGATTCTTACCATCAGCAAGAGTAGTGACTTTCTTGAAGAGGTCTTCATTGTACTTATAAGTATGAAGTTTAGTACAATCCAGAACACCAGTGCGTGCAGTAGTGGCACGGGCATAAGAATCTGCTGCCTTACGACATTCAAACTCCTTTACCAGATAGTTGACTTCTTTCTGTGCTGATCTTTTGAATGAAGCATAGTCACTATCAACTCCACCAAATACATCCTCATACTTCCAATCACGATCTTGGAGAAATCCATCCCAAGATTCTTTACACCTAGCATGAATCTCAGAATTAGGAACAATCACCTTATCGAGATCGAGTTGAGGCAATTCCAGATAGACATTTTCATATCCATCATTGTTAACAAGATCTTTCAATGCCTCTTCCAGAGAGTCCATTGTCTTGACTTCTGGTTCATCGCCAATCTCTCCACCCTGAGAAGTAGGTTGCTTCTCCTGACCAGTTTCACTTGTTGTAGGAGGTTGAGATTCACCACTAGATTCAGATTGATCATTCTCACCTTCTTGCTGGTCCACAAAATCAGATGCAGGATGTTGATTCGCACCAGAAGATTGGGATTCCAGGTTATCAATTGGGGTCTTAGTCTCTTCCTGTTGCTTTTTCTTACAAAAATTGTAAAGAAACTCTGCTGCAATGAGAACATCAGCAAAAGTTTCACACTCACCGATCATACGAACGATGGGCATTTCATCAAATTCTGTAAAGGGAACTTTTACAAAACTACCAATCTTATAGTAAAGATTTACCTTATCTGCAAGGTTGTACTCACCAATATTATCATCACCAATTTGGAAAAAATCTTCATCAGCAAGTTCTTTATAACCATTAAAGAAAGTTTTTGCCAGACCAGCATAACGACGCTTCATCAGTTTTTCGATGCGAACATCCTCAACAACATTCACAAACTGAGGAGGAATCTTATGAGTCTTAATCCAATCTTCATCAGGTGTATAGAGAGCGTGTCCTACTTCATGCCCAACCAGAAGATCGTAAACAATGCCACTTGCACGTTCCCACAAAGGAAGAGTCAACACACGAGTATGAACGTTGAAACAAGCAGTCTCCACTTTCTTATGCTCAACCACAAGGTCTTCTGTGGCAAGCAGTTTGGCAAGTTGGGACTTGATTTCGTGGCGAACGGTCATAGGTCTGATGCGTATGAAATCATTATACAAAAAAAGAGGGTGGTGAAACCCTCTTAT